CCTACGCAGCAACAGGCTAGGGACATTATGTGGCAACAGTTGTTAGAGCTGGCTCATCCAGTCATAACTAACAGCCATGTCAACAATATGCAGATCACACTGATAAATGGTTCTGTCATATCGCTGAAAGGGGCTGACAGACCAGAGACGATGCGTGGTGTAGCCTTAAAGTTTGTCGTACTTGATGAGTATGCAGATATTAAGCCTACAGTATTCGAGCAGATCTTGAGACCTGCGTTAGCTGACTTAAAAGGTGAAGCAATATTTATTGGTACACCTAAGGGACGTAATCATTTTTATGATATTTACAAGATAGGTCAGAGTAATAGACCAGAAGCAAAGGATTGGAAGAGCTGGCACTTTACTTCATTTGATAATCCTCTCCTAGATAAAGAGGAAATTGAAGTAGCAAAGAACACCATGTCTACATTTGCGTTTAGACAGGAGTTTATGGCTAGCTTTGAAGCACCTCAGTCAGAGTTATTTAAAGAAGACTGGGTACTGATTAGGGATAAAGACGAAGAACCTGAGCATGGTACGTACTATATGGGCGTAGACCTTGCAGGTTTTGAGAATGTCTCTAGTCAGGCTAGCAACAAAAAGAAATACTTAGACCAAACAGCTATAGCTATTGTCAAAGTAAGTGATGATAACAAGTGGTGGGTCGATAAGATTGATGCTGGTAGGTGGGATATCAAGGAAATATGCGAGAGAATCCTGAATCACGTCCAATTATACGACATACAGGTAATTGGAATAGAAAAAGGAGCGCTAAAAAGAGCATTGATGCCGTATCTCACCGAGATGATGCTAAAGAAAGCAGTGTATCCAAGGATAGACGAGGTAGCTCTAGGAAATAAAAGTAAAGTAGACAAGATTATTGGTGCTTTACAGGGTAGGTTTGAACATAAACAGATAGAACTATGCGATGGGGACTGGATACCACCGTTTAGAGACGAGTTATTGAACTTTCCTACGACTGGAGTCCACGATGACATGGTAGATGCACTGAGTTTGATAGCACACATTGCTAATGCAGCAGTGTATTTTGATGATTATGATGATGATTATGAACCTTTAGATATTATAAGTGGTTATTAATATGCCAAAAAAACCAGAACCAGAGTTTATAGATCGTATAATGAATCCTCAAAAGTATCCTTATATTGAAAACCAAGATGGTAGTATTTCTACTCACAGAATGGCAAATACTGAAATAGATGGTAAATTTATTGCTTTTCCTATGATTCAGTTTATACCTTTTAGTAAGGAACTATACGAGTTTAAAGATTTTAAAAACGCTGTAGATTATGCACTAAGAACAGGAAACTTTAAAGAATTTGGTTCTGATGCTGAAGCATTAGACTATGCTAAAAATTATAAAACTGGTACTCCTTTAGCAGATTTTAACCCTAGGAACTAATATGGCTGAACAATACGAAGAAGAATTGCAATCAGAAGTAACTGAGAGTGATAAGGAGCTAGTATCTTTTATAGTTGAACACTGTGACAGGTGGAGAGACTGGAGAGACACTAATTATGAAAGTAAATGGGATGAATATGAAAGGATATACTATGGTATCTGGGCTTCTGAAGATCGTACACGGGATAGTGAACGTAGTAAAATCGTTAGTCCTGCTACTCGTCAAGCTGTTGACAACCGTGTGGCAGAAACTATGGAAGGGTTTGCAGGATCTGGTAAACTTTTTGAAGTCGTAGACGATTTACAAGACGGAGACAGAACTGACGTTGAGTTAATGCAGACTCTTCTATTAGAAGACACACATAATAACGCATACTTAAACAACGTTAGTTCTATTGTTAAACTAGCTGAGATCTACGGTACAGGTGTAGGTGAGATTGTTGTTAAGACAGAGATCGAGAAGATCCCAACAACACAACCTTTACCGGGACAGCAAGGAATGGCTGCTGTTGGTGTTACTGAACAAGAACGAGTAGCTGTTAAAGTTAAACCTGTACATCCAAGAAACATTTTGATAGATCCTAATGCGGATGCTATTGATGATTCTTTGGGTGTAGCTGTTGAGGAGTATGTAAGTTTATTCCAGATTGTAAAAGGAATAGAATCAGGCATATATCGTAAAGTAGACATTGAACCTCACTACGAAAGTGATGACCTAGAACCAAGTAAAGTAGAGTCAACCAGCTATCAAGACGATAAGGTTAAGATCCTACGTTACTATGGTTTAGTTCCTAGAGAATACTTGGAGCAGATGGAGAACGAAGGTGAAGAGGTTGTAGACTTGTTCCCTGAAGATTCTGCTGCTGACAAAGTATCAGACTTGGTAGAAGCTATTGTTATTATTGCTAATGATATGCACCTACTCAAGGCTGAAGCATCTCCATACATGATGCAAGATCGTCCTATTATTGCTTATCGACCAGAGGTACGTCCGGGTAGGTTCTATGGCGTAGGTACGGTTGAGAAGGCTTATAATATGCAGAAGGCTATTGACGCTCAGTTAAGAAGCCACATGGACTCTCTAGCATTGACTACTGCACCTATGATGGGTATAGATGCTACTCGCTTACCACGAGGTATGAAGTTTGAAGTTAGGCCGGGTAAGAACATTCTAACCAATGGAAATCCTGCTGAGATCTTACAACCATTTAAATTTGGATCTACAGATGCTTCTAACTATGAGACAGCTAAAGGGTTTGAAGCAATGCTGCTACAAGCTACAGGCACACTAGACTCGTCAGAGTTGGTCAAGAGCGCAGCATCTACAGCAGGACAGAATAATGGAATGGGTATGTCTCTGGCTATGTCAGCGATTGTCAAGAAAAACAAATTGGCAATGGCTTCATTCCAAGACGATTTCATTATACCAATGGTTCAGAAAGTCGCATACAGGTATATGCAGTTTGATCCAGACCGTTACCCAATGAGAGACTTTAAGTTTACTACTATGTCTTCTATTGGTGCTATAGCTAGAGAATACGAACAACAACAGCTAATAGGCTTGATGCAAACGCTTGGTCCTAACTCCCCTATTGTTCCTATCTTGCTAAGAAGTATTGTTGCTACATCAGGATTGATGAATAAAGAGCAGTTAATGGTTCAACTAGACCAGATGTCTCAGCCTAATCCTGAAGCACAGCAGATGGAACAACAGCATCATCAGCTACAGATGGGTCTACTTGAGGCTCAAATCAATGAGCTTAATGGTAGAGCTGCTGAGTCTGGAGCTGACGCTCAAGAGGCACAGGCTAGGGCGCAGAAGCTCATGGTTGAGGCTTCTTTGATGGATGAAAAAGTTAAGTCAGATATCATCAGAAATCTATCTGCCAATATCTCAGCTAAAGACTCTAATGAGTTCCAAAAAAGAGCTAAAGTAGCTGAATTATTGTTAAAAGAGAAAGATATTGACTCGAAAGAGAGGATAGTAGATAAGCAAATGATGGAAAAGCGATTAAGTCAATAAAATACTTGACTTTTAGCTAAATTTGTGGTATAATAATGGTACATTATAGTAACTTGATAGAGGACTCCGTTTTGGATAAAGAACTCCAAGAGTATTACGAAGCAAGGTTTGACATGATGGCAACAAAAGGCTGGATAGATCTTCTAGCTGATGTTGACAAAATGATAGAAGAAAGAAACAACTTAATGGCTACTAAGAGTTTAGAAGAACTAAACCTTAGGAAAGGCCAACTAGATGTTCTTTACTGGATCAAGACACTCAAACAATTATCCGAAGAATCATGGGAGCAACTCAATGAAAAGGATGTTTGAGTTTAGATGTGGTGAAGGTCATTTAACAGAACAATACATTGATGAAGAAGTAAAACATATAGACTGTCCTTCTTGTGAATGTATCTCTCTCCGTATTATTTCTAGTCCACGCATTTCGCTGGAAGGAGTCACAGGTGACTTCCCAACAGCAGCAGATGCTTGGGCTAAGAAACATGAGGAGGCTACAAGAGTTGCCTATAAGCGCAGAGAGGGTTAGCGTCAGGTAACATTTTTTAATTCCTAAAATCACAAGCGTGACAGGAGAATATATGGCTAAATTTGAAGATCCGTTACAGGAGGAAATTGAGTTTGATGAGGTAGTAGAAGAGGAACAGGAAGAAGAGCAACAAATTGAAGAAGTAGTTGCTGAACAACCACCTCAACCAGAACTACCAGATAAGTATCGAAATAAGTCAGTTGATGATATTATTAAGATGCACCAAGAAGCTGAAAAGCTAATTGGTAAACAAGCTCAAGAAGTTGGTGAAGTCAGAAGACTAGCTGACGAACTCTTAAAACGACAATTCGAGCAAACTAAAGCTGTTGAAAACCCTAAAGAAGAAATAGATTTTGCTCAACGATTGTATGAAGATCCTGAAAAAGCAATTAGTGAAGCGGTATCAAAACATCCTGCTGTAACACAAGCACAACAACAAGCTGTAGCTTTTAAACAGCAGCAAGTAGCACAAAAACTAAGATCTGAGTATTCTAATTTTGATGAAATTATACAAGATCCCAGTTTCTTTGAGTGGATAAAAGCATCACCAGTTAGAACAAGACTGTATGCTGAAGCTGATGGCGGTTATGATTATAACGCTGCATCAGAACTTTTATCTACTTGGAATTTGATAAAAGGCACTAAATATCAAAAAACTGAAGATCCTGCTGTAATAGAAGCAAAAAAAGAAACTGCTAAGAATCTTAGAACTGTTGCTGTAAATACTGGTTCACCTGCTCCAAGTTCTAAAAAGACATATCGTAGATCTGATCTAATTAACTTACGTTTACGTGATCCAGATCGCTACTATGCGATGCAAGACGAGATAATGTCAGCATACGCAGAAGGGCGTGTCAAATAGAAAGGAAATAAAAAATGGCACTTGGTACAGATCACGTCACTAAAACCACTGCGGATAAATTTATCCCAGAGGTATGGAGTGACGAAATCATTGCAGCTTACAAGCAGAATCTTGTTGCTGCTAATCTCTTCTCTAAAATGTCTTTCAAAGGTAAGAAAGGCGATACGCTTCACATTCCGAAGCCAACTCGTGGTTCTGCTTCTGCAAAGGCAGC